CAAGCGACATGAGCAAATCGCGGATATCACCCGCGGCATCAAGATCGCCGCCAAGGAGCTAGACGTCCCGTTCATCGTGCCGGCGCAGCTTAACCGCGACGCCGAGGGCGGCTCGCCCAAACTTTCGCACTTGCGGGAATCGGGGTCGATCGAACAAGATAGCGACGTCGTGGTGTTCATCGATCGGCGCGTGAATGAGGACGGCGAAC